AAGCGGCAACTGCTTGTTTCTGTGGGTATCCCTCTTTAACCATCTTAGAGATATTTTTAGAAATAGTCTTTTGTGAACTACCTTTTGCTAATGGCATTACTCTTCTCCTTGTTTAATGTATTGTCTAGCAATAATTCCAGATTTCAACAAAATAGTTGCAGCACGATTAATGTCTTTGTCAGTTTTAGCATTATTAATCATATCTGTTATCTTTTTAAATTGAACAGGGTCTTTAACAATTAGCTTGTTTACATTTGGGCCAATGTTAGCCCATAAACTTTGAGCATCAGATACTTTTTTCCCTTTTAGGTTATAAGCAAGCTCTTGTTTAAATATTTTTGCCCCATCTGCATCTTTAGCAAAATTAGCCATCTGCTCATTAATTGTTTTAAATTTTCCCTCTTGAAGAAGAATGGGAAGATTATCTTTAGCAAAAGCAGTATATTCGTCTGCTTTAAATTTTCTAGCTATTTCTTCAGCCCGTGGTGCCCCCTTGGATTCTAAAAAGTCATTAAATACTTTGCGGGCTGTTTTTTGTTCAGATTCTGTTAGTTTAGAAAAAATCTCATTGTTGGTTTTTAAGTTTTCAATAATTCTGTCGCCAGTAAATGGATTGCCTTTAACATCCATAAACAAAGGAGTGATTCTATCAACTGTGGACTGTGGCAAACCTTTGACAATAGGCTCCAATTCTTTGCCTAATTGTTGCGGAGTTAATTTTTGAATTGCTTGGTCAAACGTTACCTTTGCATCTTCATATAGCTGTGAAGTGTTTTTGTTTGGATACGCCTTGTTCAAACTTTCATTGAATTTATATACTTCACTAGATGTGTCTGTTGGAAGTTTAATACCAGCAGACTTAGCTTGTACTCCTATTGCACTTTCAACATCGCTTTTTGCCAATGTAGGTGCTTTTTGTTCAAACAAAGAAAGGCCTTTTTTAATAAGACCATGTTTAGTAAATGTGCTTAATATAAAATCTTCGGCTGGTTTAACAATGTTTTGATTTAAACTACTTTTAGCCATAAAGGCTAATGTATTTTTAGCAGGAATTCCAGCACCAGCACCCATACCTGCAAGTGTTTGCACACCTTCTCCATAACCCAAATCTTTAGCAACCGCTTCTGCAAGACCACTAACACCACCCAAGAATGCACCAACACCACCAGTTGCCATAGCACCAGGGCCTGTTGCAGCGCCTATCAATGCGCCAGTTCCTCCGCCAAATAAAGCTCCTTCGGTAATCTTTTCACCATATTCAGACATGGGAACTTTACCAAATTTAGATGGGTCTCTTTGAGTAAACTCACGCATCTGCTTGGCTTGCTCATCACCCTTCATAAACTGAGAGTATTGTGCAAACTTGTCTTCTTTGACAGGTTGTTCTACAGGTTGTTCTGCAGGTTTTTCTTCTACAGAAACGCCACCAAATTTAGAACCAGTTTCTACTGGAGTCTCTTCAACAGGAATACCTCCAAACTTGCTCATTATTTTTTCCTGTACTTTTTACCGTCTTCAATATATTCTGCACCACTTGGTAGAGCATCATATTGCTCTTGAGTAGTAACAGTTGGAAATTGTGCTGCAGGTTTCGTTTCGGTTGGTGCTTTTTCTTCTTTTGGTTTCATTACAGACTGATTGATAAACTCTGAAAAAGTCTTTTTCTTGTCTTTAGAATTTTGCCATTTGTTTACGTCGGAAACAGTGTAAGGAACGGTATTTTGTAATTCTGTGGTTAATTCAGAATATATTTGTTTGAATTCGGGAGAAATAAGTCTGCTCTTTTGCTTATTAATCATTATGTTTTCAGCTTCTTGTCTTGCACGAGCAATCTTTGTAAGAACAGTAACTGGCTTATCACCTGGTTCAATTTTCAATATTTTTTCAAATGATTTTTGAACATCAACAGATGGACTCAATCCACCAGATACCATCCAAGATAAATGTCGACCCAAACCAGATGTTTCTACTTCAAGTCTTTGTGCATCCGCAGGAGTTAATTGATTTGCTGCTGCTTCTAGTGGGCCTGTAAAAATAGTTCCATAACGTTTAGAACCAAACACTCCAGTTGTGCTAACTGGTAGGTCTTTAATATTACTTAAAGTTTTAACAAATTCAGTAGCATTGTTTAATACAGTTTCTTGACGCATTTCAATCATTGCACTCTTAGCACCACCAAGTCCATTTTGCAATGCAGCAGCAAACTTAGCTTCAGAACGTTCAGCAGCACGCACTTGATTGGCTTGGTCAATAATTGCATCTTTACGTTTTTGAATAGTCTCTGCCATTCTTGTAGATGCACGAGGTAACAATTCATCAGTTACATCAGGACTCCACTTTTCAGGCAACCAAGTAGGTCTTTGTTTTAGACCAGCCTTATCCATTGCTGCTTTAATTTTATTGTCGTAATCTTGTTGGTTTTTTGCTAAAGAAGCGTTGTAAACAAGTGAATCTTGACCTTGTTGAATAAACTCATTAACCTTGCTTTGAGAAGATGCTAATGCTCCTTCAATTCTTCTTCTTTCTTCTCTTATTTTTTCAGCAAGAGCACCATTACCACTCATTAAAGCTAATTTTTCTTGCTTTTGATTTTTAATTAATTCTTGTTGTGCTTGTGTTGCTTTAACGGCATAAGGGTCAGCCTCTCCAGCTAAAGTTAATCCACCGCTAGAATCTGTTACAGAAAACTTATCTGGTGGCAATATGCTAGATGTCATTTGAGCCAATGGAGATTTAGCCATAGTCTGACCTGGCATTTGTTGCATCAAGGAAAGCTCTTGCTCTGCTTTGGCTTCTTTTAATTGCTCTTGTACAGCAATCCCTTTTAATTCTTGTTCTGCTGGAGCACGTTGACCAGCTTTGAAAGCTCCATAAGGGTCAAAGCTAGTAGCTAAAGTAAATAATTCGGTTCCTAATCCTGCCGCCATAATATGTCCTTATGCCAAACTTGGTGAAGATTTATTGTAGTTCATGTACAAAGTGTCTAATGGGCTTAATCCACTTGCAACACCAAGACCTTGAGCAATAGCCTGAGAACCACCCAAATACCCTCCTAATGCACCAACACCTAATCCTGCAGCAGCAGTTGCTCCTGATGCAGGAGATTGTGTAGCACCTGATAATTGAGCCAATAATTGTTGTTGTTGACCTAATTGGCTACTAGCATATTGCTGACCAAACTGTTGAGCTTGTAACAATCCACCACCTGATACTAAACGACCTTGTGCAGCTTGTTGAGCTTGCATGGCTTGTAAACCTTGTCCAAGTTGGAACTGATAGCCTGGAGTAGATGTTATGGTTTGTGGGCTTTGTAATAAATTTGATAATTGTGCAGCGTAGTTTGAACGATATTGTGCAAATGGGTCAGCTTGTTTAGCATATTGTTTCATTTGGCTGCCAGCTTGCAACGCACCAATACCACCAGCTAATTGTCCCAATCCTCCTACGACTTGAGCACCAGTCTTGGCATATCCAAGAATATCGGCAAGTCCACCACCTCCAGCAGCTTGAACCATCCCCAAATCTGCAGGGTTTACACCACCAGCAATAGCTGCAATAGGGTCAGAGAATCCAAGTTGTGAAGCCAATACTTCTGGAGTTTTAGCAGCAGCAGGAGCAACGGCTTGTGCAGTTGCTGCAATAGCTTCTTGACCTGCGGCAGTGCCAGCAAATTCAGCAGATGCGGTACCAGCAATAGCACCTACATCGGCAGCAGTAGCGGCAGCAGGAAGTCCTAATTCAGCGGCTGATACACCATAAGAAGCCATAGCCTCTGCAGCAGGGACACCATAAGTAGATAATGCAATACCATCGGCGGCAGCAATTGCACCAGCATCTAATGCGGCAGTACCAAGTAAAGAAGCACCACCAGTTCCAAGTGCTAGAGCACCAGCACCAAGAGTGGCAAAACCGCCTGGAACTACATCGCTAACAGCTTTATCTATTCCAGCAAATGTATCGCCAATACTGCTAAAAAAATCTCCACCGCCTCCACCGCCGCCGAAAGGAGTGCGACGTAACTCGTGTGTCCAACCGCTATGTTTGCTCTTTAGAAAACTCATATCTTCGCCTCTACAATGATGTGCCGTTCTTTGAATCCTAATTTAGTACGCCACAATCTTGCTATAGATTTCCTAGCGGCACCCTGAATTTTAGTAGCTCCAAAGCCTTTTAATATATCTTTGAATTGATTGTAAGTGTCAGTATCACTTATGAACTTGCCCCCTACTGCGGTCACAAAGGCGACTCTATCATTAGGGTAGTTGTGAAAAGTAATGGTTGACGCTCCAACCACTTCATTTATCTCGTTAGACGCTACAATCATAATCCATTGACCTGTAGATAAGTAAACCTTAACTTGGTCAAGTGTATAGTCGTCTTGTGCATATTCTAACGCATTTGCTATAAAAGGACACACCTTTTCCCACATTTGTGCTATGAAATGTGTTGGAATATGTACTAATTTCAAGAATCCCCCTGTTCCGCAGAAACTTCTAAATACTCAAGTCTAAGGGGAACATTGTCAGAATGCAATAGGTCAAAAGCACGTCTACGTCCTACGCCATTACGATTTACGTTAGATTTGGCAGTATTAAGATTTACGTTCTGCCAAGCAGAGAAAGTTTGATAATCGTTGTTGGTATAACGCATTAAGGCATAAGAATCTATCTTATCGCCAACAATCTGAATATCACCAAAGAACTTACGCAGATTAGTACCAAAGTCTACTAATGGAGTTCTAGCCAATACTTGGATAGGGTTACCATAGTCCTGATAGGTTTGTGGGTCAAATTTATAGACTGTTCCATTGTCGTCATGTTGCAACAAGTCCATATCGCTATACTTGGCATAGAACTGACCACGGAAGTACCCTTCTTTATTATTCTCTGTAGTAGACCAATATGTCCAACCTTGCTGTGCAAAGTCATATACTAGGGTATACCCTAAGTCTCTAAGGGTTAATACGTATAAAGAATGCCCTGAAATCTTAATACTGAACGCATACGCTAAGTCAGGGTCGCAACGGTTCAGGATACGCTCAATGTATTGGTTAGAAATCACCTGTGGGGATTGTCCTGCCAATGCCATGACCTGATGCCCTTTTTGGTGGCTTGTAGACATCCAAACGAGGGTGTTGTCCATCTGCACCAAGGAATCCTCGGCAGCGGCTCCAAACTGCAATACAGCGTTCTGATAAGGCAAGAATGGGCTACCTGGGGATACACCAGCATCGTAGAAGAACTCAATAGTCTGAGTACCCATCGCTACGATGTAATTAATGGTACGTCCAATAGCTACGAGCTTATCCGCATCAGACACTACGCCAATGTAGTTAATTGCTTGCCAAGTCGTTGGGTCTTCTACGTTAGAGTTATACAATAACCCAGAAGGAGTCCCAACCACATAATATCCGTCCACAAACACCGCACCTGATACAGTAGTACCAGGATAAGAGGTAGTAAAGGTAAGAGTAACGGTTCCAGGAGCTGTAGCATTTTGACTTAAAGTTAAAGTAGTTCCAAATACGGTTAAAACATAAGTGCCAGCCTGAATACCAGTTCCTGACACAATCTGACCAACCTGAATTAATGCGTTGGCTGCAGATAATGTTACCGTAGGGCTACCAGTACTAGTCGTACCACTTTGCGTAGTAATGGTGCCAGCAAGGTCAATAATGGTGCCTGATGCTAGAACATAGACATATCCATGATATTCGTTCTTAAAAAATACTTGGGTTTGGTCTACCGAGAAGATGAAGTCATATTCATCGGTGCCATCCACAGTTCCTTTAGCCACATTGTTGTCATAGAACGTAGTTCCAACAATGCTAAGTAAGTGAGTACCAGCGGCAAATATACCAAGGCCTTTTCCTAACGTAGGTGGTGTTTGATAAGTTAATAATCCAGGACGTTTGACAATTGAAGTTGATTCTTTTTTCTCAATTTCAATAATTGCATTGCCAACCTTTGAATCTTTGTCTAAGGTGCCGTCACGTGACCCAATATTGTGACCTAATGGGATACGGCTGATTGCCATTCAATGTCCTTAGCTATAAAAACGGTTAGAAGGCGAGAAGGATGTACTTGCCTCTTCTTGACTCCAATCAGTCATTACTTCTTCTAGTTTAGCGGCTCTTTGAGCTAGTTCAGCACGTACTTGTGCAGGAACGCCATACTCAAGAGCTAGTTGGTCTGCCAATCCAAACTTTAATGTGTTAAACCATTCAGAAGGAAAGTCAGGAGTTGCATTAGGAGTCAATATGTCATCTACAGGCATTTGAACTTGTAGATGAATTGTGTATCCAGTTGCATTAGGTGTGTCGTATACGTACAACACTCCATTGGTTAATTGTGGGTCGTAATAGACTTGATTAGGAATACCTTGAGAAGGTTTATAGCCTTGTTGCATATACTCTTGACGAGATATAACTTGCAAAGTGGTATCTTGATTGCTAGGGTTCCTAATAAAAGCCATTACTACACGAAGCGGACGGGTTGTAGCAACATCACCAGTTGGGCCAAGTGTGTAAGTATTCTGTCCAATTACCATAGGAACTTGTAGGTCTTCTACTTTCCATAATGGCATACCTTTAGTCTGTAACTGTTTAATGTACAGGTTTAAGGCTTGTGAACAGTTGTCGTAATCTTCAGGAGTTGGATTTTCACCAGCACCAATAACGCCCAATACACGCAAGGCACCTTGGATTACTTTATCCCTACTTTGTGTGTATGCAGCTACCATTATTTATCCTATTAAGGCTTTTACTTTACTTATTATCTAAATACTGCGAAAGATACATATTGAGGACTTGCAAAGTTTCCGTTTGCACTATCACCAGTAAAAAACACTAATTGTGTTGTAGTTGGTGCTGTTGCATAAGATAAACTAACAGATGTTCTAGGAATATTTGTAATTCCTGTTGTTGGACTCATTGTTCCAACAAAAGCATAGTTTGCATCTTGTAATGCGGTTGCAAAGTTTACAGTAAAGTTTCCAGCACTATTTGCTGTAATTGAACTTACATTATAAGAAGCTCTAATAGTAGCAGAACCACTTGTAGCTGTTCCATCAAAGTTAGCCCAAGCAACAACACTTGCATTGGATTTTGAGCCAACTGGCATTGTTACTCCATTTGTGCCATCAAGAACTAAAGACATAATTTATCCTTAAATAGCCACTAATTCGGCAGTTGTTGTTGCACTTGCAATAGCAGTACGACCAGCAGTTAAACTAGCTGTAAAGTCTGCATCGCTAACAGCATTGTCAATACCAGCTAATGTGTTTAATTGACGCTTTTGAGCTTCAGCAACAGCGGCAGCATTAAATTGTGCCAGTTTGATAGCTTTAGCTTTTTCAAAGTTTACTGTTACTTTGCCATCTGCAAGTTCCCAAGCATCAAAGAATTGAGCATCAGAACCTTGTGGCAAAATGTTGTCATCAACAATGATTGCTCCTGCTGGGCAGTCTTTTGTTAATACTTCATTGATTGGCAGTTCGCCTGTTGGTATGCAAACAGATACACCGCCATTGGAGTTTGTAAAAATAATTGCTTGTGACATTTTAATTCCTTAAATTAACGAGTGACAGTAACGCAAACAACATCAGCATCAGTTGCCGTACCTGTGTTTGTTGCAAAAGTATTAATTCGGCAAAGTGATGCAGTAAAAGAAGCACCAGCACCCCTAGTTGATACACCAAAGTTACCAAAAGCATTTGCATTACCAGCTAAACCTGAAACAGAATAATTTGCGTCTGTCAGTGCATTAGTAAAGTTTACTGTGTAATCGCCTGTGCCATTTTTTGTAACAGAAGTTACATTATAAGAAGCACGAATGGTAGATGGAGTTGCAGTTGTTCCATTAAAGTTTACCCAAGC